TTGTATATCCTGATTCATTTTTTTCAATCCACCCATGAATCCAGTGTCTTTCTCTGGATCATATAGATTTCTTATTCTTTCATCATTAGATTTAAGTCTCTCTTTGACTTCGGGCAGTAGAGAGTCAGCACCTGGTTTCATTAATCCAAGTCTTCTTTCTCTTTCTATTGCAGCAGTTTCTCCAAAATATGGAGTATTTTCTATAAATTCTGAAATTTCTTTTCTCTTATCTTTCAATCCACCAACAAAACTTTCTGCCATTGGTGCAATATTTTTTATTCTATCTTCAATAAAACCTTTTGCCATAGGTGCAATATTTTTAGCATCACCTATTCTATCTTTTACAAAACCCTCACCCATTCCAATAACATCTTTAAGTATATTATTATTTTCTTTTCTTTGAGTGGTATTTCTATTTGTCGCCTCAGTATTCCTATCAATTTTTGCACCTAAAGATTTTAATGCCCCAGCAATATCTCCAAATGCTAATCTATTGGCAAAACTATTGTCACCAACTAAAGTTCTACTAATAACATTTTTGGCTTCACCAATAAGTCCACCTTCGGCAGCATAGACCATGTTGTTCATGATCTTGGGTTTGTTGGTGCCGCCACCAGCAGCATTCATTGATTCTAGTTCTGCTACACCATACTTCTGTACAGCACCACGCGACATTACAAACTCACCATCTGTGAGCATTGCAGGAACTTTATCAATACCAACTGGTCCATCGACTTCTCCTCCTTCTTCATATCCACGCATTCTCTGAATGGCTTCGTTAGTAGCATTTCTTCTATTCAGAAGTTTACCACTTAAAGAGTTTGATTTATATCTTTTTGTATTGTCTTTAACTGCTTTCTGACTATCACCACCACCAAACCAAGTAAATGGATTCAGAAGATTGAATGCTTGTCCACCACCATTAAATCCTTGTACTAATCCACCACCAAAATATCTTTTTTCCTCTCCTGTTCTCAATCTTTCTGATTGCTCTTCTCTTTCTGCACCTGCTCCGGTGATAAAGTCTCCTGCTTTTTGAAAGATATTTCTATTAGCGTTCTGTTTGTCTATCGCATCTGCCGCTGCTTCTGCACCTTTTTCTTCCTTTAAAGCGTCTGCTTGTACATCAGCAGAATCTTTTACTGTGTCTGGGAACAGAGTAGGAACTGCTGCACCTGCTCCAAATAGTGCTGTGCCTGCCAACCCAACCTTTGCCCACCAAGGCAATGCTGCAATCATTCTAAATGCTGCTGCACCCAATCTAGTAGCACCAAGAATTAATTTTGTAGCTAGTCCAGTAACAAACCTACCAAGTCTAGTTCCAAATAATAAGTATGCTCCTAATAGTTTAGGTCCAAAGTCTACTAAAAATCTAATAGTATTCTTTAATTTTGATTGATTGTCTGGATTACTCATCCAGTTCATCAATTTAATAACAACTTTCGCTAGAAAAACTTTTGCGAAAAAATCAAATATTTTGGATAAAATACCTTTAACTGGAGCAACAACTTTTTGTACTGCTTCTATAACTGGTTTAAAAAATGACTTCTCAAGTTTAGTTTCAGCAATACCTCTCTTGGTTTTTTGTGCTTCCTTTCTATCATTCTCTGTTTCTTTCTGGACAAACTTACTCCGATTCTTCAGAGTTTTTAATATTGATTTTAATGATGAATTTACAGAAGTAATAAAAGTAACAGGAACTTCTACCGTTTTATTTTTTCTAGTTTTTTTGGTTTTATTATCTTCTAAAACTTCATCATCTTTTCTAAAAGAACTGGGAAGAAATTTTTGTACAGAGGGTTTTTGTGACTTTAATGTGTTGGATGATGTTGATTTTATAGCATCTGCTGATATCTTTGTTTTTCTTACTTTAAATTTTGAATCTTTTATTTTTCTACTTCTTCTCACATTAACAATTTCTTTTTGAAGATCTGAGATACGAGGATCTCTTGCATTCTTCAATGTTAAAGTATTAGTTGCCTCCATCAAGGCACTAAGATAATCCTCTTCCTCAGACAAATTGTCTAGGTTGACTCCTAATTCTATTAGTATTTCTAGAGGATCAGTCTTAGTTGCCATTTTGTTGTTGTTTTAACTTCTCTTCTTCGAGATGATTTTGTAACATAGCAACATAAACATCCCTTTCCCACGGAATCATATTTTCTATCTCTGTCAATGAATATTTATGATACTGCATCAATGAAAAATTCAATTCAAAATATGAGGATAGACTCATATGAATCATGCCTATGCGAAAAAAGATGCCAATCCCTCAAGAACAACTTCACTTTGTTTCTTGGTAACAGGATTTTTTACTTTTACTGTATGAGATAGTTTAGGCATTGTTTCAAAGAACTTCTCAATCTCTTTAAACTGAGAAGAATTCATCTGCTCCAAGAAATCGTTAACTTCTTTCTTGGTACAATCTGCAGTTGCCCAAACATCATCTTCAGTATAAATTTTATCAATACATGCAGCAATCAATTCAAATGATTGATCCATTGCATTCTTGTCTCCAAAGTCAAAGTTATTTTTGATGAATTGGTCTAGTGATGGATACTTCATCTCCATCATAATAGAATCATCCAACTTAACTTTATTTGTATGATCATCACTCTTCAATATATTAATATCATCAAGATTGATATCAACTGTTACTTGAGTTTCTCCATCATCTGGACAAATAATATTTACTTCAAGTTCTTCTCCAACAGATTTTCCACGAATATTTAAAAACAAATACTCAATATCAAATGTAGGAAGTTGTTCTACTTTAATAGACTTAGTTAAAATACAGTTTTTAATAACTGATTTAATTGCAGTAGTAATTTGTTTGGTGTCTTCACTCTCCAGTGCAATAACAAGAACTTTTTCTTCTTTTACAAGAAACGGTCTAAATTGAATTGTTTCTCCTGTAGATGGCAACTCAAGTTCATATGTTGGTGTAGCAATCTTTGGTAAAGGCATAATGACCTATAATTATTATTTCAGTATGATTATTTATCAAGCAATATCTGAATTAAGATTTGGAGTTACTATTTTTCCTCCACCACCAAATTTACTTGGATCGAAATTAAAATCAGTTCCAGATTTATCATTAATAAGTTCATTTTTATTATCATCAAAAAATTTGGTAGCTGCGGCTGAACCATCTTTTGGACTTGGATTTCCTTTAGGTCTATTTTCCTCTGGTTCAGTAGTCGCAGATTCTGGTTTAGATTCATTTTCTGGATCACCAATATAGTATCTTACATATCTAAATCCAACTGTACATTTCAATAGTGCGGAAGATTCATATGATATAGGCATTGACATAATACTAAAAGGATATGCATTAACAAAATTATACCTCAATACCGATGTGCTGAAATTTCCAAGATGACCATGATCACTTTCAAATTTAGTAATTCTTAAAGCTTGTGTGACATATTCACTGAAATACCTAGATCTATGAAAATAATTACTCCTTGATAAATTACTACTACTTTCTCCTATAGGTGCTTGACCAACAATATATCCAATCCAATTTTCAAAAAATTGTATGACATCATAATTTTCTCCATCAACATAAAATACAAGATCTAATCTATCATCATGAACTCTTCGATATGCATGTCTTTCAGTTACACCATGTCTATCATTATTAATATCGTATGTTGCCAAACTTGATCCAGGAAGAACTGCATCGCAGCAAGATATATTTAATTTTTTCTGAACATCAGTGTTTCTGAATTTTGGAGATTCGACACCAGATGGTAGTCCAAGTTCAACTTCAAACTTTGAAGTTAATGCTGGTCTTAATAACTTTTGCTTGATTTCAGAAACCTTTAGTATATTAGGCATCTATAAATAATTTTTAACCTTATATATTATGTATGGCAGAAAGTATCAAGAGTAAATACAAACCTTCATTTCCTAAGAAATATAAAGGAGATCCTAACAATATTATATGCAGAAGTAGTTGGGAGAGAAAGTTTTGTCGTTACTGTGATCTAAACGAAAACATTCTTGAATGGGGTAGTGAAGAATTTTATATTCCTTACATCTCACCACTTGATAGAAGAGTGCATCGATATTTTCCTGATTTTATAATGAAAGTAAAAGAAAGTACAGGACATATTAAAACCTATGTTGTAGAAGTAAAACCAAAAAGACAAACAATCCAACCCAAAAAGAAATCAAGAGTTACTAAGTCATACATCTATGAATGCAAAACATATGCTGTCAATCAAGCAAAGTGGAAAGCAGCAGTTGAGTTTTGTGAGGACAGAAGAATTAACTTTAAGATTATCACAGAGGACGAACTAGGAATCAAATGAATCGTATAGAACCAATACTAAAGGAAATAAATTCAACAATGGATCAAGAAGATCAAATGTTGATGATTATGGAAGCATTGAATGATACTGTCACTCCAGTTCCTGATGTAGGAAATTTTTATACATTCATATATAATGCAAAAACTCCAAACATTAGATATGATCAACACCCACTAATCGCATGTGTTGAAGTTTTTAATTGGGGATTTCGTGGAGCAAATTTTCATTTAAACGAATATAGAAATTATACCTGGGAAGAATTGCCTGGTCAACTTTATATTGTTAATCGTGAAGAGTTAGATGATTTAATCTCCATACAATATGGATATTTAATTGATAAATAGTTGAAAAAATATCAATGGGTTATACTCCAAGAATATATGGTGGCGCAGAATCTGGAGATCAATGGAAAGAAAC